ATTAAGCTGATAGCAAAGAAACAAATTAAAAACGTAACAATTAACTATTAATAGGAAAATTAAAATGGCCCATACAATTGTAGGTAAATTAAATAAAGCTGCGACGCAGTTTCAAGCAGGTGAATCGGTTGGTTTCGGTGTTCGTATTGGTGTTAAATACTATGATCGCGACACAAAGCAAAATGAGTTCACGAATTACGAAGCGGTTATTTTTGCAAAAGCTCCAGCTCAGATTCAGTTTTATCAATCGGCTTTAGTTGAAGGTGCAATTATCGAGATTAGCGGAGACCAGCAAAAAATCAAAACTTTCGATGGTCAAAACGGCCAGTCAATCAGCATTGAGTTGTTAAATGCTAAGCTAGGTTACATTCACTCACCGAATCAGCAAGCGCCACAACAACAGGTTCAGCAAGGTGGATTCCAGCAGCAGCAAGGTTATGCTCCTCAACAGCAAGGCGGTTACGCTCCGCAGCAAGGCTTTGCACCGCAAGGCAATCAAAACCCTCAATTCTAATTAATATGCGCCTTCGGGCGCTTTGGTGACTTATGAGTGACTATCATTTTGAATTGCCGCTTTACGGCATAGCAAAACCAACAAAGACATCTAAAAATCCAGCGTTGAGCGTTAATTGGTATCGTAACGCTTACTATCGCGACAGTAACAACGCTAAAAAAGAGTTTAAGCGCCTTATGCGTGAGCAGCTAAAGCACTTTGACGCTATTGAGGGTAAGGTGACTATAAAATATGTGTATTGGTCTAAGTCGACACGCTCAAGCGATATAGACAACTTCGTCGGGACTGTTAAAAAGTTCTTTCAAGACGCGCTTGTTGAGTGTGGATTACTTCCCGATGACAATTTTAACATCATAGTTGGCAGCTCGGAATTATACGGCGGAGTTGATCGAGATAACCCGAGAGTTGACGCTTACATTACAGTGTTGACTGATTCTAATTAGCTGCTACAATTAAATTTCTGGTTAACCTCCATTAATCAGTTGCAAGTAATTGGCGTTACTTGTTTATGTTTAAAGGCGGTCGCGCCAATGACCGCTTGGATTGAATAGCTGCTTACTAGATTTGTAGTGTTGTAAGTAGCTGGTTTGCTATATTAAAGGCACCTTTACTCCTTCTTGTGGTGCTGGTTTTTATGTTGTTTATTACTCTTTTCTCCAAAAGCCTCGATTAATTTCGGGGCTTTTTTTTGCTTAAATTTATATGCTTATAACTAAATGTTATTTCACAATGCAGGCTAATTAAATTAAATTTACTGCATCAACAAATCGGAGAGAAAAATGATTAAGAGAAAAGGTCAGATAGTGCCAAGGTATTTATGTAAAAGTATAGAAAAAAAGGCTCAGCACTTAATTAAATTTGGTGCTGATGTTGAAATTATCGGTAGAAAAATAAAGGTACTGAGTGATGGGTGCGCAATAACTATATCATCAGCAACTCATGTGCTAAAAAAGAAAAGACAAAGAAAGGTTAAAGGTTTTGCGTTTTCAGTAATTTCAATTGAACTTGGAGAATAAAAATGGAATCAATTTTCGATATTAAAGCAGAAGCAGAGCGTGATGAGGCTATTGAGATATTCAAGCAGCGCACGATCATGACCACTGAGCGAGATGTTCATATTGCATTTGAGGTTTACGGTCGCGACACTGTGATTGATTTGGTTGCTTGTGATAGGTTGGCTTTTCACCTTAAGGACAGAGCCATATATCAGTATGGCTGCCAGACTAATGTGGCCATGAATACAGAAACCGCACTTCTTTGTATGTTTCATGGGGATAGCGCTGATGAGTATTTGAAGGATGAAATTAAAAAGGATGTCGATGAGTTGATCGCTGATTATAAGGTGGCACTATGAAACTGCAAAAAAGAAGTTTAAAACATTTGGAAATATTTAAAACGTTATTTATCGCGTTTTACATCGGCGGAACAGAGCAGGCGCGAATCTCAGCCAAGCGATTAAAAAAGCAAGTTTACGACCGAGATTGCCATGAGTTGTTAGGTTTAATTCAAACTCAGACTGACGAAAAGATTAAAACTTGCATAGATGACATGATGAGCAACTATCGTAGCGAAGGCATTTTATAATGCCAGTAGCTAAAACTGAATTAGAGAAGATAGCTAGCGCTTATCGTGCTGGATATTTAGATGCTAAATTTGATGATTATCAAAATAAAAACACCGTCGATTGTGGCGGTGAATATTATGCATACATGGCTGGCGTTAATGATTTTAAGGCCGGCTATAAATTAGATTTAACTGTGTTCAACGAGGAATGAAAAATGATACCAACACATCAAACAGTAGGTAGCGCTGGAGCTGACTTAGTTTGCGCGAAAACAATTACGATACAACCAGGCGAAACTAAGCTTGTTTCAACTGGTGCTTACGTGCCTAGCGGGCTGCCAAATGGAATTGCATTGCTTTTATTTCCACGTTCAAGCATTGCACTTAAAAAGCGGTTGTTGCTCGCAAATTCAGTAGGACTTATTGATGCTGATTTTGATTGTGAAATAAAGTGCATGTATACCAATTTAAACACTGTGCCAGTAACGCTTGAAAGCGGTGAGCGTATAGCTCAGTTAGTGCCAATGCAATATGTTTACGGTGTCTTTCCTGTTGCAAATGCTGCCAGAAAAGGCGGCTTTGGATCAACTGACTAATAACTTTGCGTTATAGCTTATTCGAAACGGTTATAACGTAGCCATCAATTTTGCGCTAATATCTAGCTATCAAAAATAAATCGAGAAAAGAATGGAGCTAACAAATCAAGATAAGAGATTTTTAATTGAGTTGCGCGATATACCTTTGTGCGGCGGTATAACTAAAGCTGAGTCAAAAAGCACAACCAAGTTAGTTGGGCTGGGATTAATCGAAAGTAAGCCGAGTTCAATTGGTAACATAACAAAAATATTTGCTCTGACTGATTTAGGGCGAGAAAAGGCGAGAGTTTTATAATGAATAGTTTGGAATTTATCAAGAGTCAAGTTAGGGAGTTGCCTGAAGAGTGTGAGGTTGTAAGGTTGGATGCAGATGGTGAGGTAAGATTCCTTGGCGGTTGCGGTACTGAGCATGATTTTTACCCGTTCAGAGAGATGCATAATGGGAAGGCTTGGACTCGAGAGGAATTCGAAGCTTGCGACATTAGCGGCAGAGTAAGCACTGTTAACCGAGACATTGAGCGCGGTACCATTGATGAGGTTTTGAGTGAGCGCGGCAGCAGATACGGCAAATTTAAAGAAGGGGCAGATATCATGCAAGAGTTAAAGGCTGTTATGCGATCAACAAGCGGATGGGGTGGTTTGTCACCAAGTCAACGCGAGGCGCTTGAAATGATTCAACATAAAATTGGCCGCATTTTAAATGGCGATCCGAATTACGATGATAATTGGATTGATATTTCTGGCTATTCTAAACTTGTTGCAGATGAATTGAATGGAGATTCAAAATGATAAATAAGCATTTATTATTCCGCCGATTTCCGGTAATGCCTGAGACCGTAATGGATCGCATTGTTGATTTGTACACGTCACTTGCGTCATTATCTAAAAACAAGATTGCTGAGAAAGTATCAAAAGAAACTGATTTTGATGTAAGCAAGAAAGAAGTTTGTGAGTTTATTGATTTTGCACGTGAGCATTGCTATATGAAGCCGTGCTCAGCAGACAGTAAGTTTAACCTGTATAGCAGAATGCGATTTTTTAAAGATGGTGAATTGATTAGAGAGGTGATACATGCTTGTTAAAGTTAAATTGAAGTCGCGTGACGACTCATTCACAACAATCATTGAAGCTGATAGCGTTAAAGAGGCTAAGGAAGAGGCTGATAATATGCGCGAAGGATATAGTGTTGTTGAGGCTTGGGTGGTGCAATCATGAGTAAGTTAATAGAGCAATTAAAAGTGCATGAAGGGTTTAGATCTAAGCCATATAAATGCACTGCTGACAAGTTTACAATAGGTTACGGTCTAAATCTTGAAGCTGGAATTGATAAAAGGCTTGCTGAAATAATACTAAATTATCAGGTGCAGAAAATTAAAAGCGCTCTTGATAAATTTTCTTGGTACGCATCAATTGACTCTGAACCAAGAAAGGATGTGATTGTTAATATGGCATTTAACCTTGGCATTGCAGGTGTCTGCAAGTTCACAAAAATGATTAACGCCATATCATTGTGCGACTACAATGAAGCGGCAGTTGAAATGCTTTATAGCGAATGGTCGGTTCAAGTTGGCAATCGAGCCGACGAACTTGCTGAGCAAATGCGGAGCGGTGAATATAAGTGAACTATGTAGTTTTGGAGCGCAGAAATGCGCTTTTACGTAAAGAGATAAAGCGATTGAAACTGACTATATTTAAGTTTGGTCTATACTCTGCATTTGTCACTTTGCTTTGTTTGATATTCGCGATAAGGATTTACTTATGAGTTTAATTGGAAATCTATTTAGCAATTCAAAAATAATCGATAGCACTATAAGCGGTATCGATAAGGCGTTTTTAACTGATGAAGAAAAGGCCGATTATTACATTAAGCTACTAAAAGCTTATGAGCCGTTCAAGATAGTTCAGCGCATGCTTGCGTTTATGTTTGGCGGTGTTTACTTGCTAACCTGGATTGCTTGTGTGGCATTATTTATTTACGGGGTGATAAGTGGTGAAGGAGAGTTTATACAAGGCTCTGACATGCTTGCTCAACGTAACAACGACACTCTTGGCGTCCCTGTTAGTTTAATAATGGGCTTGTACTTTGGTGGTGGCATGGTCGAGGGTATCATTAGAAGTAAAACAGGGAAATGAACCATCAGTTAGATGATAGCGCCACGCTTGCGGAGATGATTGCAGGTATGGCGCTAGTTTTACTTTTTTGGGTTGTTGTGATTATTCTTACACTGTAGCAATACAGTTAAACTGAATATCTTCAAAATCGAGATGAAATCCAGCATTGACATAATCAAGCCCTTGATTAATGCGGTCGCAAGATAGTAAAAAGTTACCAATCGGCAGTTTAATTCTAAGCGTCATTACACCGCTTTTAATCTCAGCATCAAAACGGTATTTCGCGTTAATCCACTCATCATTGGTGCCAAGCTCGACAAGCATGATTGTCATTACATTATCAGGAAGGCTAACATTTGCCGTGATAGTGCAAACTGTTTCAGGCTGGACTGTTTTAATTCCGCCAGCGCCTACGCGATGAAAGCCAGTGTAAGTGTCAACAACGTTGATTACTGGCAGCTTGATTTTCGCATGCTGCTCAACCCACACTGATTCAATAAATCCGCCACCAGCATCATATTTGCGAAACTTATCACCGGTAATCGGAGTGCCTTCAATCCACTCACCATCTTTTAATACTTTTATCATGTTATTCTCCATAGCTGTATGAGTAGAGGATATTGGCACTTCCTGCCGTTGTCGTGCTTATTGTTATTGATTGATCCGACTCAAAAGCAATTAATGGCTGTACAACATTACTTTGGTTTGCAAGTGTTCCGCCAGCTGCAATTCCATTTGACACCATAAACCCTTGACTAAAAAAAGAAGCGTAAAGCAAACCATTAACAACAGTTGTCGCACCAATTAAAACGCTGACATCAGAAATACCAGAAGCGCCCGATAGAAAATCGAGCCTTAATTTTTTCCCTGTTAGCGGATTTATAACCAGCGGGGTTGAGCTTGATAATGAGTGAACCTGCCCGCCACTAAAAAACTCAGCTTTAAACTGATCACTCCCGTATAGTTGACCTAATTTTATTGCTGCCATTTAAACCTCCCACCCTGCGCCAATTTTTGTTGCAGTGAATCCGTATGATTCACCGATAATAATTTCATCAAAGTCGCCTTTGCCTGTTTTAAAGTTTTCACCAGTTAACTTAACTGACGCATCTGTAACGCCTTTTTTGCGAACAAAGCTAACCTGGTATTTTTCCGGAACTGTCGAGGCAGAGAATAAATTAAAGATTCCACCATCAAGAATAACTACTTGGCTAGTGCTAAGTTGCCAGTCTGCATTTAAAAATGCTGGCTCGCTCAATGTTACATCGGCTAAATCAGTGTTTAGATACCAAAACAAGTCATTGTGAAATACAGTCGCTGGCTTTGGTAGCGCCCCAGTCAATGAAACCCACAAGCCTTTGTAATTCGAAGCCTCTGCACTTGCTGTTGCGCTAAATGCAGCGGCATCTGCGCTAGCTTTTGCTTCAACTGCATTATCGTAAACCTCGGTCGCCGTTGCATTTTGCCATGCAGATAAGGCATTCACCTCACCAACCATGGTTACTTGGCTAGCAACAAAGTTGTTTGCTTTTGTATCAAATTGAGCTGGCGTATCTGTGCCGCTATTCGGCGCTGGCGTCAAATCCTCTACGACAGGCGGGCTTTGTGGTGCTGTTGCCATTATATTAATCCTCGTACTGTTAAAGCAATTTTTGATTTCGTGGGCCATGTGTAGACTTGATTGTAGTCGCGCACAAAGCCATAAGTTAATGTTGAGTCACCAATGCTTGAAGGGTTTCCGACAAATACAGCGTTGCGCTTCCCTAGGCTTTCTATCTCAGTGAATATCGAATCCAACTGAACCGTATCAGCCATTATATCGTAATCAACAAGTTTGGCAGTAAACCCTTGCGTATAGCTGATGTTTCCAAAACTGTCCTCTACTGGATTGCTAAAATCTAAAAGCTGTGCGCCAGTGCCATATTGAGTATCGCCAAGCTCTGTTTGCTTTCCGCAGATAAACGTACCAACACTTGCGCCAACCCCTACAAATTCAGCTCTTATTTTTCCAATCGTTGTCGGTGGAATATCAAGCACAACTAACTTTGTTTTTGCTGTAAATCCACTGTAAAAATAATTGTACCACCCGTTAACTAGTGGCCTACTTCTCATTTCTTCTGATGCTGTATAAATAATATTGCCAACATTATCAAAAACAGTGATGTTAATGACTGAGCATCCGACATTAAAAAACGCCAACGAGTTAACTAGTGATACCGGAACAATATCAACAGTTAGATTGTCACCAACGCTTGCAGTATTGTTTGCTTCGTCAAACATTTTAAATCTATTTGTAGGACCAACATCAACCCAGGTTGCAGGGGTTTTGGTTACACCTACGGCAGGGTCGTCAGTTGTCGATGGGTCAGCAACGACTTCGTAAACTCGATGAGTGGAGCTTTTTATAACTCTGTCACCTAAATTGTATGTACCAGCAACCCATTCGACCTCACCAACCGCCGAGTCTGGCTCGGCAATTGATGAAGTTAAATTTGCGCTAGTTACTGTAATTGGTTTTATCAGTATCATTGCACGCTCTGCATATATTCAAGTTTACGTACTGAATCCGCTGTACGCTTCGTGTTTTCACCAATTTGAGCGTTTGCGTTATCCATATCTTTGCGCAACGCTTTAATCTCATTAACAAGCTCACTGCCACTGCTCATAACCTCATTACTCGGTGGAGTTGGCCAAATGTCAATCGGTGGCTCGGGCCAAATATCATAAATCGGTGTTGGGTCTATCATACCACCAATCGTGTCGCCAATTCCAATTACAGCATCGACTATGGCAATGGCGGCAATTTCAACTGCTGCTGTGGTCTCTTGTTGCGCTTCAACTTGTTGCTGTTGAAACTCTATATCAATCTCAGCCAAAGCTTTGCGCTCAGATTCTAGCAGCTCCATAGCCTCTTTCAGGCCAAGCACTGAATTATCTATATCAAGCAGCGCGTCAACTTGCTGATTGATAGCGTCAATCTGATCTTCCGCATCAGCCTTGGCTTGCTCGTATGCCGCCAGCGCAATATCTTCTTGCGATTGCAGTTTTTCGAGTGTGTTTTCTGCAATTGCATTTTGAAGCTCGTCTTGCGCTGCTTGGTATTGCGCCATAGCTTCATCTAAAGATAAAACAGTGTCATCAATGCCAAGAATAGCCTTTACACTTTCTTCAACTGCAAGTCTTTGCGCTTCAAGTTCAGCAACTTGATCGTCCCTAGCCGAGTTGATTGCATCTATTTGAGATTGAGCGCTTGATTCTGTTGCTGCGATAGTGCGATCTAAATCTGACAACTGAGCATCTGCTAGCTTGCCAATTTCAGCCATTGCGTAAGCTTCACGCGCCGCACCAATCATGGCGCTTTCTGCTGTATTGAAAGATTGCGATTCGATACTGCCAGCTTTGGTAAAGTCGCCCATTCTAGCAGCTCTTAACGCCTCACTTGCTGTGAATGTTTTTGATAGCTCACCAAACTGACTTGCCACGCTTTCAACTATTCCACGCTCTGCATTTAACGCTTTAAGTCTTGCGCTTGATGCTGAGTTTATGGCGCTTATTTGCTCGTTTGCACTGTCATTGGCTGACTTTATTAAATCATCATACTTTGATAGTTCAGCACTCAATGAAGCATTTAAACCGCTCTCAGCTTTCGATACCGCGCTTTCTAAATCAGATATTAGATTTTGGTAAGCCTCTCGCTGTAAGTTGATAGATTCAAGTTGTGAGTCATAAGCCTCTTTCGCCGCCTCAATAGTTAGGTTTAAGCGGTTGATTTCAGCCTGTCGAGCCTTTTCAAGTTGCTGCTCAGCAAATGCAACGTTACTTTCTAGCGTTGCTTTAAGCTCGTCTAGAGCCTTCTTCTCAGCTTCGCGCTCTTTATTTAAATCTTGCTGTGCGTAAATTTGCAGCATTAACGCTTTTAGTGAGTCATCAAGCCCGGCAAGTTCAATCTCGCGCTGTAACGCTAAAGCCTTCTCGCTTTCACCTTGCTCATTTAGCAATTGAACTTGTAGTGATTTTTGGCGACTTAGTAGCTGCTCAGCCTTTTCAACTTCACGCGCTCTTTCCGCTTCTGCCGCTGCTGCATCATCTAGTGCCCACGTCATTTTTAACAGTGCGTGCAATGATTCGTCAGTTGCATCTAACTCCATTTGGCGCTTAAGTGCTAGCGCTTCTTGCGACTTGCCTTGCTTTTCTAGCAACTCAATCTCAAGGTTTAGCTTGTCATTAGCCAAATCATCTAGCGCATCAATGTAATCAGCAAGCGCCGGATTAAGCTCCATCAGTGTTGCAAATAGCGACTGGCCTTCTGCCGTTGTTAAATCTATGCCTTCAACTAACTCTCTGAACTGCTCTTTTGATGTTGTTAGTGACAAGCCAAGACTGTCGAATACATCAGTCAGTGAGCTTTCTAGCATTGATAGCTGCTCTGATTCGCTATAAAAGTTTTCAAAGTAAGAATTAGTTAAGCTTGCGAATTCCTCAACGCCACCGATTAGACTAATGATTGCTTGTGACACTTCAATCTGCATCAAGCTTGATAGGTCGCTTAGCGAGATTCCAATGTTTCCTAGTGCGTCATTAAATACAGCTTGCTCATAAGCTACGCGTTGCAAGGTTTCAAATGCACCCTCACCGACCTTTTGATATTCAGAAATGCTCGGCACTAGATATTCAGCAATTAAATCAGCTTGCTGACTAAATATAGCCTCTAGTTCTGCTTGTATTTCATCGCCAGTTTTGTCTTTGAATGAAATATCACCGATATCAATTGTGAACGCCGCTAGCTTTTCACTAAAGTCGCTCGACTCGCCCAACAATGACTCAGCTGCACCCAGGACTGACTCACCGATAAAGCCGAATATGTTGGCCATTTGCTGCGTGATGCTACTTTCAATATCGGACGTTTCTGTTGATGTGCTGGTTTTCTTTGATAAACCCCAAAACTTCTTCTTAGTGGTCTCAACCACTTGATACATTTCAGCGGCTAAATCATCAGAACTTAAAACAGCACCTAGAGTTTGACTCATGAAGCTGATACCGCTATCAACTAACTTTTTCTTCTTGCTGCTGAATGATCCGATTATCCCGCCCAGGATGTCATCAGCAAAGCTTAAGATTGGATCAACAAATGAAGGCATTTTTTTAAGCAGTGATGGTAAATTCTTTTCACTGATTGTGCCTAGCTGGCCACCATATCCCGAGTCACCAAAATCCAAACCCATGGCAAACTGCGAAGCTAATCGCTCAATGCCGCTATTTAATCCATTAAGTGCCGCTCGAATACCTCGCAACTCTGCAAGCTGGTCAATCTGGATGTCGCTAAACTCATCCATCGAATTACCAATTGAACCAGATTGAGCTGAGCTATCACCTAAAACAGAACCTGTGCCACCTTCTTTTGGTAGCTCATAAGAGCCACCGCCACCACTGCCAAATGAGCCGCCAAGCAAACTTGCCATAATCCCAATCATTGCCGCACCTGTGGCAAAGTTGATCGGGAATGGTGCTGCAAATGCGCTGGTAATCGCTGTTAATGCGTTAGCACCTTGCTTGGTCGTTTCGTTTGCAATGTGCGCCGCTGTTTCAGCTGTGCCCGCGCTTATTTTCTGATAAGACAATGCAATCTCAGCTACAGCTAGCACTTGATTTATTGCGTTGAAAGCTTTTGCTGCCGCTGTTTTTTCGCTGAACATACTGGCCGCGCCACTTGCAAGCGCTTGATATCCGTCAATTTCAGCACCAACACGCTCATCATTGAGCTTCATTTGTAACTTATCTAAAGCAGCGTTATCAGCACCGCCTTTTGCTCGCTCTTTATCAATCTTTTCTTGCAGCTTGCTTATTTCAACCATGCGATTAGAGTAGTCGCCTATCGCATCTGACATACTGCCAAAAGCATCAACTACAATGTTACCTGTACGAGTCCATGCACCACCAAAGCTATCAACATCATTTATGAGGCTTTTTATATCGTTCTTTTGGTTTGCCAATGCGTCAGTTTGAACTTTGTACTGAGCGAGTTTGTCAGAGCTATCTTTATCTGCTTGAGCCTTGCTCTTTGCGTATGCTTTACCAAGCTCGTCAAACCTTTTGATTTGCTCATTAGATGACTTAATAGCCGCATCTCGCTCGGTAATAATGCCAACTATCGAATCTCTGCGTATTTTTGCTGTTAACTCGGCTTTATCTTCCGCATCTTTAAATATTTTATCTGACATCTCTATTGTGATATCAGTCAAGCGCGATAACTCAGCCTCAATATCAATCGACTCATCACTAAATGGATTCATCGCAATACCTAAAGCTTTGCCATACACCTTAGCAGACTCAACTGCCTGACCAAGCTTAACACCAAGTATCTCAGCAAACGCCTGTCCGTATGCCGCGCCATAATCAACAAGTGAGGCAATCTCGACAGTCGTCAACTGTATTGCTGCCCTAATGTTTTCTGGCATGTTAAGCAAAGCACCGCTCATGAACTCGGAAAATCTATTTACATCATCGCCCCATATTTTAACGCCAGTATTAAACAGCTCTGTTATATATCTAAACCCTAGCTCAATATCTTTTACATAGCCTGAGAATTTTACACTCAAGATTTCAAAAGACTGATCTAACTGACCCGATTTAATAAAGTTGCTTAGCTCGTTAATTGACTTTAGCGCTACATCAACGCCATCTTCCATCAACTTACCAATACCAGCATTTGATACAGTTAAGAATAAAGAATCCCAAGAATCGCCGAGATTTGATATTTTACCATCGAGCGTATCCATTCGGTTAGACATAGCTCCAGCGAATTCATTCTCACCTAACGCCATCAAATAACCTTCAATGGCTGCTGCCTCTTTCTTTACCGTCGTTGATGCGCCGCGAAAAGTGAATGATACGTTTTCACCTTCCTGTTTTGACTTGATGCCAAACTCTTTTAGGCGCTCAAATTCGTTTGTAGTAGCATCAGCAACAGCCTCAATGAATTGATTGAGGCTTTTACCCATTGCGCTTGCAGTGTTGCCGTAAGACATCAAAGCCCTTTCACTTGGAGTTAAGCCAAGGTTAACAAGCTTTGTAAATGAATCCGTTACCTGCCCTAAATCGTACGGGGTTCTAGCGGCAAATTTTGATATACCATCGAAAGCCGCTGCCGCATTCGCTGCACTTCCCGTTGCCGTTATTAGTTGCGCATTAAGTACGTCAAATTGCCTTGTTACATCCAGCAACTTACTTGCAGTGCCAAGCGCCGCAACGCCAGCACCAACGCCAACGGCAAGCGATGAAAATGCTGAGCCTAGCGACCGGGTTGCTTTATCAGTGCGAGCGCCAGCGTTAGCTGTTTTATCTAGCTCCCGCTGCGCGACTGACAAGCCCCTTGTATCCGCCTTAAATCCTAGGTTGACTAAATCTGTCATATTAACCTCTCGTTTTTTGTCAATCTAAATTATAGCTTAAATGGTTATAAGCTTATAGCTAAACGGTATTTAACTAATTGCGATTAGTGGGCTATTGTTTGGGTTGAGGGTAACGCTTTAAATAAGTTGGCACGGCTGCTTGCGATCCGTTTGATTTTTTTGTTATGTTACCGTTACAAATATTTAATTGGAGAAATATGATGGAATTACTAAAGAATATCTACACCATTACTTTATATAAAAACGGAAAGTTTTGCTGGGTAGTAGAAAAAAGAAAGAAAGCAGATAGGGATTATAAAAGCGATATTAAATGGATTATTGCGCTAGGCGTTATATCAATAATAACTATTGGCTTAGTAACATAGCAAACAGCTGAAGGGCGATTAAGTCCCTTTTAGCGCAGTGTTATAGTAAAATAAATCAGCTGGAGAAATAAAATGAGTTTAGATTTATCGCTAGCACCACAATGGGCTACACATTATTTTATAGAGAATGAGAAAGTTTACTTTTGCTCAACTCAGTTTTATTGTTTATCAGGCACAAATCACAAGCTGCCGAATAAAGTTGGCATTGGTAGCTTTGCTGCTGAGCTACCAATGCGTGAGTTTGACATAGGCAAGTTTTCTAGCAGTTTACACCCAAGCGATGAGCCTTACGTCTCTGCTGAAGATAACCTTGTTGTTATCGACGGTAAGATAAATAAAGAGTGGGCCATTGCAATTGCAAAGCACTTTAAACTTTCAGAATCAGATTTTATATGATGAGGATGCTTGATGAATACTGAGATAGAGCTAATAGCTATATTGAGCTTTACATGTTTTTTAATTGGCTTTGTTATAGGGTCTATTGCTTCTAAGAGGGGTGTAATAAAAGCTGTGGTAATAATATTAACACTCTCACTAGCTGTTTTTATATCGCTATCAAGTATGATTTTTTGACTTTAAATAAAAGCCCCTTAGTCGGGGCTATTTTTTGAACATTGCTTTGAAAGCTTCGGCTACATTGTTTCGTATTAAATCAATATCTCCCTCACCCTCGTGCGGCGCTGCTCTTGCAATATCTCTTGTCGCTAGCGTGTTTTCATTTACATAAGCCTTTGACATCCTGGCTATTGCTGATACTTCAAAAGAATCTAGCTGACAAACAGAATCAGAATAAGACTTTATTTCAGCAAATGTTAATGGTGTTAATCCGTAACCTCCGCTAAAGCACATCCCTAACTCATGCCAACAGCCAACAATAAATTGATTTGTTTCCGGTAACTCTAGAAGTGGGTCACCATCTGTTAGCTGTTCAATTCTTGATTTCGGACTGTTATCTTTATCGTGTAATTTTGGGCGACTATGAAGCCACCCAAGTTGCGCTGCGTATTTGCTTAGACTTTCATCTAAGCGTTGATAAAATTTTGCTTATCTGACATCGCGTCACCGATTTGAGCTGTCAGATCTGGCAATGCAGAATAGAGCTTGCTGATATTCTCAACACTCTCCGATACCTTTCCGCTGGCAGTTAATTTGATGTCAAATTCATTGGCATTTTCTTCATCAAGCTTGATGTTGTGAAGCTTCTTAGTTGCCAGGGCATACACGCGCTGAAAGCGAGTAATGAGTTTTTCTTCGCAATAATCAAGGAAGTCTAAATTCTCCTCACTTGGCTTGATACCGTCAAGGATTGCTTTGTTGATTTCCTTTTGGCGCTCATCTTCTTTTCGAGTTAACCCTAAATCAGCGGTCGAGCGTAAGGCGCGTTTGAATTCACTAGAGCTGACAGAGTAAAGCTCAATTCCAACTTTATTTCCGCTATCATCTACAAGTAATTCACCTGTCTCAGGGTCTTTTAATTGTACGAAAGCCGCTTGTTGCAACTTGTTTGTTTTTGAAAAGCTTTTTACGTTTAACATAATTTCATACCTTGCAATTATTGTCATCCAAATAGGTTGCGGGTGGCGGTGGATGATGCCGCCGGGCTTATCAGCCTTTTACCCGCGATTTGTTACGCTGCTACGTAAATTGGCACGCGGTTAACTCGCAAATTAGCAGTAGAGCCAATCATTGAGTTAGCTGAACCGATGTTTACGTTGTAGCTGAATGCGCGAACATCCATATAGACAACCTCGCCATCCGGCAATGTAACCTGTGCGCTAAAAGCATTACCAGTTTGCGCACCATCAAAATGAGCTTTGATAATACCTTGACCGGCGTCATTTGTGTCACGCTCAAGGCCTAATGATGGGTTGCCGTACTGAACAAATCCACGGAAAAACTCAGTTACACCAGTAGCCAAAGGCTGTGATTGAACCTCATCAGCAGAGCCGCCAAATTCACCAATCGACAATACCTCACCAACTGGCGTGTATGTTAACGCAGCATAACCAGCAGCGTCATATGTTGCAGGTAGAGCCGCAGAAACCGCGAACTGCACGCCTGTATTTACTTGTTTAGCCATTTCTGACTCCTATTATTTGATATACCAAAATAAAGCTTATAACGTTAAGCTATAACAGTATAACCTATTGTTATAGCTGTCTTCAAATGCGTATCATCTGAGTACATACCGCTCGGAGTAATAGCGCCAATTGAAACGATTTGATTGTCGAATTCGACACCGCTAGATAAGCCTTTGCTAAAAATAGCCATGGTTTCATTTACTTTCTCAAGATGATAAAACTTTCTACTAGCTATAGGTGTCGCAACAGTTAACTGATAAAAGCCGCGCTGAACATCCTTACCCTTACCAAGAGTTACATCAACGCTTGTCGGCACTTCCTTTTCGGCTACATAATCTTCAGTTGGAGCTGGTTTAAATGGTGAACCATGCACCGCAATATCAAGAGATGTGACTGCATTTAACTTGTTTAGTAGCGCTTTATTTAGTGCAAATTGATCAATCATTTTCTACGCTCGATTTCTTCGTTAAGTATCTTTGACCATTTAGCCGTATTGATTCGGAGCATTCCGTTAGGTGCTTTAGCTGACCATCCGTCATACTCAAGCCTTGGCCCATACGGCAGTGGATTAGTAAAATAAGCCACTTCGCCCATCTCGATACCACTAACCATCTCTTTTAATTCACTTAGTGATGTTGAGCCGCTTTCATTATCAGGTTTTAGCTCGTAACTAATGCCACCGATTGACGTGTTCCAGTTATTAATAAATGCGCCTTTATCAACCGGAGACTGAATAATCACATTATTACCAACACGAACAACACTAGCCTTGAACGCTGAGCTTGCTTGCTCCATGCGCTTTTTTGCAATCGCTTCAATCTGAGATTTAATGCTCATCGTCTTAACTGCAACTTAGCATAAACATTTATTCCGCCAACGCTATCAAGCCTTTTAACATTAACAACCCGATAAACTTCGCCGTTTAGCATTGACGTTGAACCAATCTCTGGAACAGTATCAGAATGGAAAAACACAAAGCTATCTGTTGACTGTATCTGCTCGCCGTCAATTTCGTGGGCTTTATACCCTAGCAGCGGCGACACTGTACCTAGGTATTCGGTGTTGGGCTGGCTCGGTATTGGATCGCCGAACTTGTCATAACCGCCATCGCCGTCTAGATAAAACTCACCTGGAGCGCCAAACTTTGAGATGAT